ACGCCGTATATACTCCGGTGTCAGACATCACGGCCGTTGATTCAACCAGCACAGTGTATTATCTGCAGGAAAATACCCGAGGCCTGTATGAAATTTATTTTGGCGATGACGTGCTGGGTCGAAAACTTAAACAGGGCGACATAGTAAAAGTTCGTTATTTAATCAGCGATGGAGATGCGGCCAATGTCAGCAACAACATTCCGCTGAGCTGGAGTGTGAATGCCATTGCTGGCGAAGCAGCCAATGATCGAACCATTACCACCATAAGCAAACCAGCTGGTGGGTCTGAACGTGAAACTCTGGACAGCATTAGATTCCGTAGTCTTAACAATTATACTGCTCAGGGTCGAGCTGTTACCAAAACAGACTATGCTACATTGATTAGCAATTATTTACCCGGTGTACAAAGTGTAAACATCTGGGGCGGCGAAAACAACGACCCTCCACAGTATGGTAAAACTTTTATTAGTGTAAAACCCAAGACTGGTTATGTTTTGACTGCTACTGAAAAAGAATTCATTGTTGATGAAATACTTAAACCCCGCAGCGTAGTAACTGCACAACATGAGTTTGTAGATCCAACTTTAACCTATTTTAACTTTACCATAGATGTTCGTTACAGCAGTGCACAAACTGCCAGAACTGCTGCACAGATTCAAACTCTGATCAATGATGTAGTAACAGAATTCATGAACACCAATCTGGCTCGTTTTAATGCAAACTTCTACAGCAGCCAGCTAGAAGAACAGCTCATGGACATAGACAATGCTATACTAAACGTAAATGTAAAATACGATCTAGTACGCAGACTGCCACTGGTGCCTAATGTACGTTTTACTGGTGCGCAAAATATTCAATATCCTAGCAAACTACATCCAGCTGAAATTCGCAGCAGCCATTTTTATTTTAGCACCGATGGTGTCATAGTGCCAACACAGATACGTGATGTGCCCGATGAAAATCCACCAGACTATGAGGGCACAGGAACCTTAAAAACCTTCAATCTAAATACTGGAGCTGTCATCAACAACAATCTGGGAACAGTAGACTATGCCACTGGCAAGGTTACCATAAACAGTAACAGTGCTCTAACACTGGCTGGTTACATAGGCACCGTAAATCAACTTTATATTTACGCAGGTGTACAGGAAAATGTCAGTGCAGTATTTCCTGGCTACAACGAATTCTTCCTTTTAGATGATGCCGTGGCTGAAACAGTCAGCAACATAGCCAATGGCATAACCATCAACGTATTAGCGGTAAATAGTTAATGGAAATAAATAGAAAACTAACCCACATACTGGGTCAGCAGATACCCGAATACATCAGTGATTACTATCCACTGTATGTGATCTTCATGACCAAGTATTTTGAATACCTGGACAACAGCAGCTCGGGTGTGCAGCACAGCATACAGAACATTGAGTTAAATCGTGACATAGATACCACTGCGTCTAGTTTGGCCGTACAGTTTCTCAATACCTATGTGGCCAATCTACCCGATGAAAGCGCAGCTGATCAGACCATACTGGTAAAATACTTTAAAGAATGTTTTAGAAACAAAGGCAACGAAAAAAGCTTTAGATTCTTTTTTAAAGCATTTTTTAACGACGACATAGCAGTTTCGTATCCCCGAGACCAGATGTTTAAAACCAGTGCAGGTAACTGGTATGTGGAAAAAAGTCTCAGAATAAAATCTAGTTCTGGTGATCCTGAACAGTTAAAACACAGCTGGGTTACAGGCCTGACCAGCACAGCCAGTGCTGTAATCAATGATGTAGTTCGTGTAGTTGGAAAAAATGGTTCAACTGTGTATGATTTAATACTAGAACCCAGCATAACACCCCGAGGAACTTTTACCAGTGGCGAAGCCATACGTGGCATAGTCTATGATTTTGACAACAATACCACCAGTGTGGTTACGGTTAGTAGCATGAGCACGTTGCTGACCCGAGACGGTGTGTACAAGGATGTTATTGGACAGCTGGACCAAAATCAGGTACTGCAAGACAGTCTGTATTATCAGAATTTTAGTTACCTTTTAAAAACCAGTCAGGATCGAGAAACCTGGGCCGATCACATATTAAAACAACTGCATCCAACTGGCACGGTTTTATTTAATGAATTTTCGGCTCGAACCAATCCTGCCCCTAACCTAAACAGCTTTGGCACCAGCATAGTCATAGACACCACAGTTTCATTTCCTACACAGACTGAATTTTTGCTGGCACCTAGTTTTAGCTTTGACCGTACAGCAGACCTACAAACTGGTACTAGCGAAACTAAAGTAGCAGTATCAGGTGTATTTTCCACAGTGACCTATACCAGCATAGGCAGCATAGCCTATAGTGCAGCCTATGATTATCCGGGCGAACATGTTACCTTTGCTTTGCAAAATGTATTTGACAGCGTTTCTGGTAATGCTGTAAGAGAATTAATCAGACCCGAGGGTGCGAGCTGGGATAAAATTGGAGCTGCTGTTGATCTAGAAGAACAACTCATAGCCTGGGGCTATGACGTTAACAGCAGTTTGGTCACCACAAGATATTTGGCTACAACTAGCATAACTGCTGCCAACACTGTTTTATTAAACATTACATCAGGTGTAATGACCTACAAGATCCCCGAGGCTAGCATAAACTCTACCAGTGTTGGTAGCATGATACTGTTGTTGACCTATGGTAAAAACAGCCGGGGCAATCTCAGTGGTGAAGAAGACAACACCATAGTGTTAAGAATAAGTTCTAATGCCACCATAGTTCCGTATTTTGATGATGAGGCTCAGCGTAACTACAAGAGCATAGCACTGAACAACAGTCTGGGATTTGATGATTTAAATTACTATCATAGTTCAAGTACTGTACAGTATCAGATACAGACACCGGGTAGTGTTGTGATCAGCAGCAGCACCGGTCAGCTCGTAGGAACAGGTACTACATTCCTAAGCACCTTCAAAGAAGGCGACCGAATCACTTTGAATTCTTCTCACACTGTACACGTCATTACCAATTTATTTAGCAACACCAACATGCTGGTAACTCCAGTACCAACCAGTAGCCTGGCCAGCAGCATTGTATATCATACCCGAGTCAGCGGAGTCCCCATAAGTTCCGCGGCCTACATAACCGGCAGTCAGGGCATATTTAGATTTAAACCCTATAACGGTCAGCGGGGTCAAAGCTATGACAGACTGGCCATGCGCATAGAAATTGACAAAGAACAACAGTACACAACCAGCATAGCCGAAAGTTTTGATACTGTAAACATTACCAGCACCGGACTGGTGGCTAGCTGGAGCAGTGTCAGCACCAGTGTTAGCACTACTAGCTTTACCAGCAACACCAGCACTGCGTTTGTATTTGCGTCACCAGCCTTTGTATTCAATGGAGCTGGTGTCATTACCTCACCATTTATAACAACCACCAGCTTTACCGAAACTGGTCAGCTCGATGTTGAAGTTTCATATCTGGTAGGTGATGCCAGCAACGGTGGTCGTACACCAGAAAATTCTGAAAATCTAAAATTACAGTACAGCATAGACGGTGGTTTTAGTTATTTCCTGGCTGGCGATATCTGGCAGGGTGGCAGCAGCAACGTCTGGACCTACGGATCCACCAGTTTAACTGGACAAATATTTACATCAGTAAGCAGCAACACCATCTATGGCATAGGTGCAAACTTTGCTACTAATCTTAGTGTAGGTGACCGTCTGTATTTCCTAAACAGTTTTAATACTACGGCCTATACGGTTACAGCCATAACCAACAACAATGAGATTACGGTCAGTCCAGCCACTACCCAGGCGTTACGAAGCAGCACGGCCATAGTTGGTAGAGTCTGGGGACCTGAAAATACTTTTGGCAGCAGTGTTAGCCGTTTACTGGGTGTTGGTACAAACTTTACATCCCTAAATCGCGACAACATTATTAGTATTGGCACTACAACAGGCACGGCTTTCACCATAGTCAACGTTGTTAGTGATACTGAAATTGACATAACTCCACAATTTATAGGATTTACTTATTTTTCATCAGCAGGAATACTTACTGGATCATTATATTTTACAAGTAATACAACTAGTATGTTAGGTATTGGAACATTGTTTACCTCAGAACTTACTACTGGAACCCTAATAAAACTAGGTGCTATTAGCCCTGACGTGACTAGTTATACTGTAGTTAGTATTGATTCAGATACTAGTATTACAATAAGTCCTGCATTTGTAGGAACAAGTTCTGGATTAACTGGATTTAGGGTAACTAGTAATTTAGTAAGTGTCAGCAGTTATTTACAAACAGCCGGTGTTCCGTTCTTTAAGGTGCTGCCAGCCAGCCAGCAGTTTCAGACTACTAGTCTAACCGTATACGGTCCAGGTCCTGAAACCAGTGTTTCAGTACGGGTAATCAGAGCAACAACGGGCCCAACCACTGACAACAGCTATGCCATTAATACTTTAAGGGCTACTTCGTTTAGATATCAGGATACCACTGGTGTAGTAAACATACACGTAAGTGTTAGCAGCGGCACTACTTTATATGTTGCCGACAACGATTATATTGACATAACCACCATTGGAACCATATAAATATAAGATTAAATAAGGATCAAACATGGCAATTTTAACACATAATTTTAGAGTCAGTGCAGCTAGCGGTTTTGCCAGCACATTTAGTACTGATAACATTTATTTGGTTTTGGCTAGACCACAGAGCTGGGCCGACACTCTTAGTACTCGGTTTAGCAATCAGGCATCTGGTACAGTTACAGACACCAACATACCCAACCCTGTGGACAACGTACTTAATGAAACTGCTCTGTGGCGCGATGCCATGGCAGCTGCTAAAATTTATAGCAGTAACATACGTCTCTGTATTAATAGAAATAATTGGAGCAGTGGCTCTCGTTATGACATGTATCGCCACAATGTGAATGCAGCCAGCCCTACGGAAAACAACAACTATGATCTCAGCGACAGTAACTTCATAGTCTATGTTACTTCAACAGGCTGTGTGTACAAGTGTCTTTTCAATGGTCGTAATGCCCTAGCAACCACAGGTACTGTAAGCACTGTACAACCAACCACCACAGGAACAGCACCACAACAGACTGCCGACGGTTATATTTGGAAGTATCTGTATACCATTACATCAGCCGATGCTGACTTTATTACAGCCAACTACATACCAGTTAACATAGCTGCCACCAGTGTCAGTTCCATTAATGGCATAGATGTTATAACAGTTGAGAGTGCAGGTGCTAGTTATACAGGTACACCAGGTGTTGTAATCTATGGTGATGGAACTGGTGCAACTGCTACAGCCGTAGCCAATACCAGTACTGGAAGAATTACAGGTATTTCGGTGACCAATGCTGGCAGAGGTTATACCTGGGCCAAGGTTGTACTAACCGGCGGTGGTACTCCCACCACAGCTAATGCTGTCGCTATTATAGCACCACAGGGCGGCCATGGCAGCAACCTCATGTATGAAACCCATGCACACAATGTCATGATTTCAGGAACAGTAACCGGCTATGAACAAAATGATTTTCCTGTAAATCAGGATTTTAGAACCATTGCGCTTATTAAAAACCCATTGGCATATTCATCCTCAAAAGGCTGGACAGTTAGCAGTAACACAGGTATACTATTTACCAGCAGTTCGGGTCGTATTCTGCGTACTTTAACCATGACTTCAAGCGCAACAGTTGCACCTACGGTAGATGATACCATTACAGGCAGTAATAGCCTGGCCAAGGGGTTGTTTGTATTCCAAAGTTCCGGAACAACCCGTTTGGAATACATTATACCAGTCAATGCCGATGCTCCAGAAAGCATAGACACAACTCGCATAGATACAGTTAGTAGCTTTAACCTTTACGAATTTAATACCAGTGACACCATTACTGCAAACAGTTATAGTCAGTTGATTGATAGTAGTTCAGGCATTACAGGTACTGTGCCAGAAATACAACCCTATACGGGTCAGATGCTGTATCTGGATTATCGTCGCCCAGTAACACGCAGTGCAGGTCAGAACGAAAAAATAAACATAGTTATAAACTTCTAGAATCAAGGGTAAAACATGAATTTTAATCAGACACCATACTTTGACGATTTCAGTGAGGATAAAAACTTTCATAAAGTTTTATTTCGCCCTGGAGTAGCAGTACAGACTCGTGAAATGAACCAACTGCAGACCATACTGCAAAATCAGGTAAGTAAAGTTGGAGATCATTTATTCAAAGATGGTAGCATGGTCATACCTGGCAATGTACAGTACAATGACAAGGTAAATTTTCTTAAAATTGCTACTACCAATCTGGGCAGTTTAACTCTTAGTGACCTAGAAGACAAATTTATTAGTTCCTCCAGCGATGGAACAGGTGTTGTTGCACGTGTATTAAAAGCCATAGCAGCTACTGGCACTGATCCCATTACTTTAATCATACTTTACACAGGCAGCAATGAAAATGCCGGTGGTGGCGCTAGCAAAACCTTTGCTGTTAGTTCAACAGTTTATCTGACCGATGATGCGTCCAAAACATTAACCGTACAGGCTGGTACAGATTATACAGGACGCAGTGCCTATGCATTCATCAACGACGGCGTCTACTATGTTGCCAAGCATTTTGTTACTGTGGCTTCAACCAGCATCAGTGTTAAAAAATATGCTGACACAGTTTCTGACATCAATGCCCGCATTGGTATTCAGTATACCGAAAGCATTGTAACTGCAGATGATGATTCAAGTTTATACGACAATGCAGCTGGTACTCCAAATCTAGCAGCTCCAGGTGCACACAGATATAAAATTGACATAGACTTTGTACAGTGTGGTCTGGAAGACAATCCTGAAAATTTCTTTGAATTAATTCGCATCGAAAGCGGTGTTGTACAACAGGTCATTAACGGTAGTCAGTACAACATACTACAAGAAACTCTGGCTCGCAGAACCTTTGACGAAAGCGGCAACTATGTTGTAGAAGATTTTAAATTTGAAATCCGTGAGGCTCGTGATAATGCCCAGGGCGTCTGGGCAGCTACCAAGGCCTATGAAGTCAACGATTATGTTTATAGCAATGTTAGCTCAACTACTACACGTTATTTTGAATGTATTCAGAGTGGTATTAGTGGGGCGTCTGAACCAGCCAACCTAAGCAATGCCACCATAGATGAAACATCCACTATTACTGATGGTAGTGTTGTTTGGCGCTATGTTGCTAGCCCCATAGGTAACCGAGGCCTCAGTGTCACAGGAAGTTCCAGCAACGTGGTTGCAGTATTTGGCAAGGGCAAGGCCTACATCAACGGTTATGAAACTCTAAAATTAGTCAATACCAATGTTACCCTGAGCAAGGCTCGGGATACCAGAACCAATAACAATCGCAGCATACCACTTAATCTGGGCAATTATGTTTATGTAAATAAAAACTTTAGCTATGGCATACCTGATGTCAGCACCATGCCTCCAGTGGCATTATTTGACCGCATAGTCGGTAATCGTAACATACAGAAATTTGGCTATGGTCAACAGGTAGGTACGGCTCGTATTAGCTGGGTAGATCCAGACGCACGTGGAGGCCTAAAAGTCAGTCTCAGTGACATTAACATGCGCGCAGGTAAAAACTTTGACCGAGACGTAAACAGTCTCATAGTATTTGATACTACAACCAGCATTACACAGACCAGTTATACACTGACAGGCAACATTAAATATGCTGGCAATGCTACCAGTTCGTTCCTGACTCTGGGCAACGTGTTTAATGCTGCAACCACTGCAGTTGGTGGTACAGTATTTACCACAGTTACTGGTACGCTAACTGCATTTACACAGGACCTGGTCGTTGGTGATACCATTGCCATAGGGGCGTCAAGTTCCTTTGCAACTGTCAGCAGCTGGGTGGTAGCAGCAATCAACAGTAATACCAACATGACCATATTTGGTCCAGCCATAGCAACCGCAGTTGCCAATACTAGTTTATATGTCCGAGTTCCGGCTCAGACCGTGTTGGGCATGGCCACAGGCAATGCTGTAAGCACCCGCTTCCAAAGTGAATTTCGATCTGGCGATGTAGTGTGGTTAGGTGTAGCCAATGCTGCTACAACTGGTACAGTGGTTAATGTTATTAGTGAAAACCGCATGATTGTTTCTAGTAACCAATCTACTTTGTTGGCTAACACCAGCATTGGTACTTATTATGCAGGTCGTACAGCAACATTCGCAGCCGATGTCTGGGGTAACTTCCAGATTGGTATCAATGCTCGTAAATTAACTGGTAACTATCAGTTACTGGACTATACCGGCGGTACAACAATTGTGCAGGCACACGGTGCGCTACAACTCCGTGGCAGCAATGATAGTAAAATGCTAACAGAACTAGCCACCAATGATCTGGTAGACATCAATGGCATGAGATTGTTTATTACCAAGGTTTCAAGCAACAGTGTTGCATTTGCTGTTAATCTGGATTTAGCCACAGTAAGTGGAACTACAACACAGTTCCCTGCATTTAAAGTAAATAATAACCTAAACGAAACCAGCAGTAATACATTGCTGTTTCCAGTATCCGAAGCAACATCTAGCGTTGTAGACAATTTATTTACTGCCTACAAGGTTTACAGTCTCAGTGGTGTCAGTGGATTAAGTTCAGTAACAGTTACTCTGGCCAGTGCATCAGGTAATGCCTCAGCCGAGGCTCTGGGTACTACAGATGCCAATGCGTATTTTGTTGCTCAGGACATCATAAGCAATCTAAGCACACCATTGACAGTAAGCACAGTTACTCAGGTAGGTCAAAATGTTACCGTAGGAATCGCAGGTACTTTTAGCAGCAATACAGCCAAGATTATTTTACCCGTGGTTCGTAGTGCAGTTAATAATACCGTACTGGGGCGTGTAAAAACTAAAACCTTTACGGCCAGTGTGTATGACGATTTCCTAGGAAGCAGTTCAGCTACACGTACTACATTGCCACTGAGCAGAAATGACATTTTTAAAGTAGTTAAAATATTCCAAGCAGCTTCATTTACAGCTACCTGGGATGCAATCATACAGTCAGCTGCTACAGATGTTACCAGCCGTTATGTACTAGACAATGGTCAACGAGATTGCTTCTATGATTTTGGTAGCGTACGACTCAGACCAGGTATGCCACCACCAACTGGTAGTATTAGAGTATACTATGATTACTTTGAACACGGTGCCGGCGACTTTTTTGCTCGCAGCAGCTATGCTACAAACACACATCCCTATGAAAAAATTACCAGTTACAAGGGCACCAATCTGGGCGATGTACTAGACTTTAGACCTCGAATCACCAGTGCTGCAACTGGACTTGCTTCAGATAGTGCAGCTCCTCGTTTTGCCACAAACTTTACGGCCGATGTTAGTTTTTATCTGGGTCGCAAAGAAAGTATATTCCTGGATAAAAATAGCAGTTTCTACAATGTCTCTGGCGTCAGTGATACTGTTCCAGAATTTCCAAAATTAGCCGACACTCTTAATGCTGTTAAACTATATGATGTTAGTTTAGCTCCGTATACACGCAGCATAAATGAACCTGTGATTACTACTACCAAATATGAAAATCGTCGCTTTACCATGAAAGACATAGGTCAGGTTGAAAGACGAGTAACTAATTTAGAAGCTGTGACCAGTTTAAATCTGCTAGAAGCCAAAACTAAAAATCTGCAGATTCGAGACAATCTAGACAGCACACTGGAACGTTACAAGACTGGTTTCTTTGTTGATAACTTTACGGATCTAAGCAACACCGAAGTAACTGGCGATGGCCGTTTTACCATGGACATGGATCAGAATCTTGTACAGCCCAACATTGTAGTTAATAGCATACCACTGGTAGAAAAAATTAACTATACTGCTGGGTTATTTACCAGCAGTGAATTAACTGGATTACGCAGCGCCAGAACTCAGGAAAACTATGCGGTTACTGGTGATTTAATGACACTTAAATACACAACCAGTACAGTACTAAGACAAGATTTAGCTACAACCAGCATTGCAGTTGCACCTTTCCTGACTGCTACATTCCTGGGTAACTTAAAATTAGTTCCCGAGGCTGACATCTACGAAACCTATACCTATACTGAAAATTATACCACAGGTGGTACAACAACCATTAGAGAAACTCTAGATGGTGGCTGGGGTCGTTTCCATAGTACCATTGAAAGACGGACTACTACATTAGTTAGTTCTAGTCGTGGACCAACTACACTATTGCCGTATTGCCGAGCACAGAGCATTTTATGGAAGGCCAATGGTCTACGCCCTAATGCCAAGTATTATTGCTTCTTTGACGATCAAAGAATTGATAGCTACATGACTGGCGCTGTAAAAATGACCTTTGACAACATGCCCATACTGGAATTTAACGAAACCAGAGCCAATGCTGCCAATGAAATTCCTCGTCGCAGAAGTGAATATGTCAGTGTAAACATCAAAGAGGTAACACGAGCAACCGCAGCTGCCTATGGCTATGAAAGTTCCTGGGTATATGATTACGGTTGGTTCCATACTAATTTAAATCCTAAAACAGTCGAAACATTCCTGCCCAGCGTGGCTACGCGTGATGCATTCAAACTGGCTTTTGCAGCTGGGCCTTGCGTGTATTATTACGAAGGCACGGGCGCTGAACGCAAACTTGTTGGTAGTGCAGTTGCTGCATTACAGGATTCAACCACGCTGTATTTGGTTAATGCTCGTGGTAAATTAAGTCCAACGTTTATTAGAAATTCTGGCAGTTATAACTATTCAGCCGGCCAGTTCTATGTGGGCATTGACGGTTCTGAAGTAAAACGAGTCAATGCCACAGTAACAGCTGCCACAGCACTGACTCAGGGAACGGACAATTACCTGTATTCAGATAGCAAGGGCAATGTAGTTGCCGTGCTTGACTTGCCTAATACCGACATGCTTCAGTTCCTCAGTGGTCGCAAACCTGTGGTTATTACTGATCATCCAGACAATGATCCTGATGACTGGACCGCTCGAGCAACAGCTGAGTATTATGCTCAGGGCACCAATGTACAGATTACCAACAGTTACATAACTACCAAGACCTATGTACAACGCTATTACGATCCAATTGCTCAGTCATTCAAACTGCCTGATCAGTATGTAAATGGTGCGTATATTAGTGATGTGGATTTATTCTTTTCACAAAAACCACTAACAGAAAAAGCTCCAATCCACCTAGACATTCGTGTATGTGATGAGTCAGGTCGTCCTAGTGCCAATGAACTGGTTCCAGGTGCAGCTGTAACATTGTATCCAGACGATGTTATTGTAGATGCAACGGGCCGAACACCAACTAAATTTAAATTTAGTCAACCTATTTACCTGTTACCAAACAAACACTATGCCATTGTGCCCCGATGTGATACCAAGAACTACAGAGTCTGGATTGCTACACTGGGTCAGCAGGACATCTTTGAGCCAACCAAAACCTATACCACCAATGTGTTATTTGGTAGTTTATTTAAATCTCAAGATGGTATCCTCTGGACCGAGGATCAGCTAAGCGACATTAAATTTAGACTGAATCGTTGTGTGTTTAGTACAGCCGACACCGGAGCCAGAGCACACTTTGTGACTCAGCCACTGGGCACTGATCAGTTGCCAAATAATCCATTGACCTTTGTGCATGGTAGCAACAAGATTCGCATTGGACACAGAAACCATGGATTTGCCAGCGGTGATACAGTCAGATTGTACAGTGCTTATTGGGCCGGACAGTATGCCTTAAACAACCTAAGTTCTATTAACAGCATACCAGTTGGAGAAATTTTTGGTAACTATGTTAGCTCAACGCTCAGTACTTATCAACCAAATGACCTAGACCCAGTATTAACCATCAGTGATGTTACTCTGGATACCTATACTGTAACCGTAAGTTCACAGGCTATTATCAGTGGTGGTGTTACTGGTGTAACTTCTACCATAGCCGGTGGTAATGACATCAGTGGTGCTAAAAACATACAGTATCACATGGTCAAACCTCGTGCTAGAACACTAAACTTCCAACCAACAACTTTAAACCTAACTGGTAAGCTGTTGCGCGGTGTAACCTATGACAACGATGCTAATGCACCAACTGTTCCATACAGCTGGTATACTAGAACATTAAACTTTAATGACATCAATGCTTTAGACAGCAGCGTGGTGTTGCTGAGCGAACTTAATGAAGCCAATCGTGTAGATACCAGCATTACCATTAATGCCGGTGGTACTAACCAGATCTGGAAGAACAGTTTCATTGGTGTAGTCACCATGAGTACAACCGATGATGCAGTTAGCCCAGCCATTGATCTAAGCACCATTTATGTAGATGTATTTAATCAAAGAATTGATAATCCTACTCAGGCATCTAGACTCAGTGCGCTAAGCATTGCGGGTTCGACCAGTACAGTTCTGGTGACCGATGTTATTTGCAACAACAATACCACCATAACTTTTGATGGTAATTTTGACACCATTAATACAACTACTGAAGGACTGTTCAACAACATAGTTCCAGGTCGTTACATTACAGTGTCAGGTAGCAGTGTGAGTGCCAACAACATAACCAGCACTGGCCTACTAGTGCTTAATGTAGTAAACAATGGTAAAACCCTGTTTGTTAGCAGCACCACCATACAGACCAGTACTACTGCGGATGCCATAACCATTAGACAGTTTAATGACTTTACCGAGGAAATTACAACCGTAGCTGGTAACACCGAAGCTAAATTTATTACCCGAGTGATCAATCTTAAAAATCCAGCTAGCCAGATCAAAATGATTGTTGAAGCCTGCGTACCTAATGCTGCGGACTTTGATGTGTATTACAAAACTGGTGCCAGCGGCAGTGATTTTAACAACATAATCTGGACTAGATTTGTGGCTCCAAATCAGCCTAATACCAACAGCAGCTATGCTACCCTGGTCAAGAGTGATGTACGAGGCAACTTTACCGATGTTGAATTCAACATTAGCCGTTTTGACAGCACTGGAACACCAATAGATCTAAATCCATTTACGGCATTCCAGGTTAAACTGGTCATGCGCTCTAGTAATGCGGCTCGAGTTCCACAGTTCCGCAATCTTAGAGTCATAGCTCATGCATAATGAAGAACTTATTAGAGTAGCCGATAATCCACATCTAAGACGCGATCCTGCAAACAACGCTATCATAGATGTGGATACCGATGCTTTTGAACGGTATCACCAACAACGAGCCGACCGCCTGGCAACCCGTCAGCAAATATCACAGTTGGAGGAACGTATAAATAACCATGAGAACCTTCTTGTAGATATTCGAACCCTCCTACAACAACTGCTGGACAAGTAATGGCCATACAACAAAACATTATACTAGAACAGGGCACAGATTTTCAGGCTACCATAAAGCTCTATGCTGACATAGTTAGTCCTTTAAATTTAACCAATTTTACTGGCGAAGCTCAGATGCGTCGCAGTTATGACAGCGTTAGTTCAACGGCAGTTTTTACCGTAGGCATACCATTGCCAGGCAATGGTGAAGTTGTACTTAGTCTGTCTGCGGCCAGCAGCGCAGGCATCAAATATGGGCGTTACCTGTATGATGTAGTACTAACCAATGGCGGCACTGGTACTAAAACACGTGCTGTAGAGGGCATTGTAACTGTAACTCCGCGTATTACCAGGTAGGTAACATGAGTTATTTACGCATTCCCAAAGTTCGAGTTGTTATATCCAAACTCGTAGAGCGCATAGCCTACGATCCGTTTGGCATCTTTGGCAGCACCAATCCCCAAGACTACATTACTATTACAGCCAATAGGCCAACCCTGAGTGCCATAAAAGGATTCAACGATCCGTTTAGCAGTTTAGATGCCATAGTATTTAAATACCTGGCTGGTCGTCGCATCACAGATTCGGTAACGCTTACTGATGTTAGTATTGTACAGTTTGTCAGTGCTGTTCTTAGAGAATTTTCAGAAACAACCACCTTTGTTGACAGACCTTTTCTGTTGCAAATTCCAGCCACGCTCCGAGACAGTATCAGCCTTGATGATACTGACATACGATTTATTCGTCTGCGTGATCAGAAACCACAAGACAGTATTGACGTAGCTGATACATTCAGCCGTACCATTAGCGCCTATAGAGTATTTGCCGATGCTGTTGGCATGATTGATAACTTTACGCTCATAGACGGCAGCACCTATACCCTGGACAAGGGCATACGCGAATTCTTAACCGTAGGTTCAGACATACCAGTACGAGTCAGCAACAATGCCGCAGAAAACATAGCATTTTTTGCCAACAAAGTGTTGTTGTCTGATCCTGAGGTAACTGATCGAGTTGCAAAATATCTGGATAAACAGTTAGATAGTAATGATCAGCCTGTGACTGATGCAGCTGCTTTATGGAACAACAAAGTTCTAGCAGACGTATTTAATCTAACCAGTGCTGATACACGCTATGCTATTAAATCCGCAGCCGATAGCTTTGATGTTAGTCTAGAAGCTCTGGCGTTTGTGTTCTTAAAATCTCTGGCTGATACGGCCAGCATGATAGACAATCTGGATCTGGGCGATCAATTAGTATACAGCTCCATAAAAGATCTAGACGATGCCTTTGATCAGTTTGATAACGCAGATTTTTACATAGCTAAAACTGCCAATACAGATTCTGTTACACAGGCCGATACTGATAGTATACAGTTTACTAAAGGCCTGCAATCAGATTTTAGTCTGGGCAGCATAATCAACAGTTACTACATAAACAAAGGTCTAACTGAATCAGCTGAAATATCTGAAGTGTTGCGTATACTCAGACCCTATGTCTATACCGATACAGTTACTATTACCGATGTACTTTCAGGAGCCTTAACTAGAAACAGATTCTTTTTTGATACTGTGGGTGCAGCCGATCTAGAACTTTTAGACACAGCTGGTGATGATGACGCTGCCGTACAACTACTAGATGGTATCAACAGATTACTCATAGGTAAACGCAATACTGATACAGCTAGTCCTAGTGACTATTTGGCCAGAGCCGCAAACTATAAGAGATACCCATATCAGGGGTTTACCAGCACTGCTGTTACCGCCGAGGCCAGCCTACAACAGCTGGGCATAGGCCTTAACACTGGGGTCTATCAGAACATACCACTGTTAAGAACCAATTTAATTTATTTCAGTGAACAATTTGGGGCTGCTAGCTATTGGGAACGTACCAATGTCAGTGTGGACAGTGATGCCATAAATCATCCAGATTTATTTTATAGTTCAACGGCCATATTGTATGACAGCAGCTATGAAGCTGCCAACATCATGGAAATCTTCGAAGGCTACCAGTACAGAAATCCAGCTGGCCGCGCCTGGTATCGAGAAGCCAAACTAAACAGTCAGACCATCAATGTCAGCGCAGCCGATTTAATCATCGAAGATGCTGTAGCCGGACAGCATTTCATAGAAGCCACGGCCGAAGCCGACTTTACAGCTGGTGAACGTTTTGTTTTTGGTGTAAATCTAAAACAGGCCGCCCGTCGTTATGTTCGCATAGACGTTGCCGGGGAATTCTTTGCTATTTTTGATCTAAATGCTGGCGTAGTTGTTGGCACCAATGCTGACAGTGCTCAGATGGGTCGAACTGGTGAAGGTTGGTTCCTGTGTTCGTTAACAGCCCGATTGCCTGATTTTACCCGCGATCCTCTGGAAGAACTAAAATCACTGGATCTACTATTAAACAGTCCAGACAATCCCCGTGCCATAAGTCGTTTTGCCCTGACACCTAGTACACGAGCTCAGACCATACGTATTAGTGCTGTAGAAAATTCTAGTTTAACTCAAACTTATACTGGCACTGGCACTGGTGCCTTTTATGCCTGGGGAGCTCAGTTAGAAATTGGTGACCAGGTTGAATTTGAACTAAGCAGTCTGACCTATATTAAAACTGCTGGCGGACAGCTAAGTCGATACGGATTCAACATTAACCCGGCCGATGGTG